AGTCTCAGAAATATACTGATAGATGTATCGATCATTTCCAGAAATGTTGAAACCCTCTACACCATCATACTTTTTAATAAACTCTCTACATTCTCTAACTGTTCCAGGTTGAACTGCTTCAACATATTCACCATTCAGTGTTTGATACTGGGTATTCTTTTTTGAGGGGACAAAAAGAGTCGGGTAGAATTTCTCACGAGTCATGAAATGTTTTCCATTTTCATAACCACGAACCAAGAAATGATCCCCGACCATTTGAACATTTGTATAAAAACGCATTATGCAGTCAATTCAAGATACTTTTCAACAATTTTTGGAGTTGGATCTGCGATAGTAAGAATACTATCAGAATGAATCATAAGTTCTTTCTGATTTGTAAAATCTAACCACGGTTCTAAGGAATACTCAGATGTAATTTCCTTTTTAAGAATATATGGATTAATTAGTTTACAATCTGGTTCTCCAAGTTCAGAACCAACTTCAACAATTTCAGTAATTAATACAGTATCAACCTTCAAAAGAAGACACTTCACTTGCTTTTCCATTTACTTTTTCCTCATATAGTTCAATTATACTTTTAATTGGTTCCACAATTGTAACAATCCAATCATGTGGAACTACTATTTTATCTTCAAGTGTAAGCAATATCCACGGGGATAGTGTTACATCAATAGAATTTTCAACATCTGTTGATGGATTTTCTGCCAAAAAAATAGTTTTATTTATATTGATTTTATGTGGTTTTTCAAACAAATACCCACACAATTTTTCTTCAGAAATCAATTCTTTTGCATCAGAAATAATACTCTCTCCAGATTTTAGTAATGCAATTTTGATTGACATTTTAAATTTTTCCTCTCAACTTATTATAGCAAAAAAATGGGGGAGCGTCAACTGGATTTTGCCAGTTGCTCCCCTGCGGCGACGATACTTGGTTCATAAAATATTTATAATTTCCGCTTTCCAACCTTTATGATGATTTCTTTTTCCCTTTACAATAAGGAGGGACTTTCACTCTCCTCCTGAAAAGAACCACCCATTCAGGTATTATTATTTAGAGATAGTCCTTTCTTGTATGATGTTCTGGAACAATTTTACCAAGCACTATTCGTAAAAGTCCGTCTTCAAATTTGACTTCGCGGACTTCTGTATCGTCGGATAAAGTCCACGCTCGTTTAAAACTTCTGCTAGCCACTCCCTTGTGGATAAACGTCCTATCCGATTCAGAATCTGATTTTTGTCCTTCGATAAAAAGCTTTCCATACTCTGTGTAGACATTTACTTCTCCTTTCTTGAATCCTGCTAATGCGAGTTCCAGATGGGATTCAACATTATTTATTTGGACTAGGTTATATGGAGGATAGTTCGTTGTAGTTTCGTGAAGATTGAATAGACGGTCAAAATATTCATCCATTCCAATACTATTGCGAGTAATCCTATCCATTAAGGCTGGAAGATCGGACGCAGTAAACCGTGATGTTGCTAGGTTAGTCATTATAGTAGCTCCTTTAAAAGCGAGTTTGTGTTTTGTGGATCCTTTCGGCATCCGTATATAATTATAATACTTTCACAAAAAAAGCGGGTCGTGAAACCCGCTCTTTATCATTCGGTTTCCTCAACCTTTTTCTTTTTAGCGCCAATGTTATATTTAGTTTCCAAAATCCAATCTCCCTTATCCTTATAAGAAAGAACTTTGATTTGATTTAATGGAGCAATATCAGAAATCTTAGAAACATCAACAATTTCTACTAGACCCCAATCAGCAATGAGTTGAGCAATACGATTACGACGCTGAACATCTTTTACAGTCAGGTTTGCATGTTTACCGTCCAAAGCAAACAGTTCTTTAAAGTGTACAAGATAATACCTACCTTGTTTATGCAGAATATGGCAAGACTGGTAGATTTTCTTTTCCTTGCGTGAAGCAACCCCGATACGTGTCAAAGTCTCACGAACTTTCAGAAAGTCATCAGGTTCATTTAGGATTACCTCAACCATTTGGTCAGGTGTCCAATTTACAACAGGTTCTTGAACGACGCTCATTTTGTTCCTCCAGTTTCAAATTTCGATTTAATAAATGTTAGTTGTTCTTTGGTAAGAATCCTCAAAGCCTGTTTTGCTTTCTCATTACTATAACCATAGTAACGTTTCACATAATCAAGATCTTTGATTGTATCTTTACGGATCCAAGGAGAAAATCTCTTCTTAGTTCTCACAATATTTATAAAAAAGTCATATTGCATCTTCTTTGGGAGAAAATGATATTGGTTCATTTCATTTGCAAACATCAAACAGTCAATGTGCCCAGAAAGACAGCGATTGATAATATAAGGTGCATATTCTTTTTCAGATGTAGGATCTTCATCCATAATATTATTTTTTGTTTGGTTGATAGAATTCAACCAATCTTTCAATTCATAAGTCATCGAATAATCTCCAAATCATTACCATGTTTCCACAACTCAAGTTCTGTCCTTAAGCGACCTTCAGACTTAAGTTTTTCATATCTCTTTGATGCCTTTTTCTTCCACCATTCGATGACTTCTTGAGGTTCATATCCAAATTTAGAAAGATAATATCTTTTCTTTTCAGTCAAAGTTTTTGCGTGTTCGATGCAAGAATTGAATTCATTCAACTTAGAATGACCTTTTAGGGAATTCCTAATAATAGAAATCATCTTAGTTTGAATCTTCAATTTCTTTGAAGACTTATCTGCAGAGATGAGTCTTTCGCCACCATTTGCAGTGTTATTAAACCACCAGAACATTTCCTTGAAGTAATCATCATGAAAAAGTGGGAGAAAATTACTTTCAGTATCTCCTATATGTCGAATATAAGGTTTAAGACCATCATACATGGATACCCCCTTTGTTGTACCGTATAATGAAGTTGTTTCAAAGTATTGAAGATCAATTCCATATTTACAACCAAATTGTCGCTTGAGTTCATTGGAAGAAGCAAGAAGAGCGAGAAGTTTTCCACCAAGATAATTGTATCCAAATGGTTGAACGGGAACAATATTAAATCCCATCACAAACTCATTGTTAATTCTGGAAAGTGAAATAACCTCACCAAAATAATCATTTCTTGGTTTTGAATTAATTGTTGGAGATCCAAATCGGACTACTCCAATTATTTTATTTGTAGTATCCTCAGTCACAATCCACTTTAAAGTTCTGCCAGGAATTGCTTCCTCAATTGGATTTGAAGCAGTATCGTTTAAAATTTCTGAGTAAAGATCTTGATTATACTTAGATGTTGTTTTGGGATTAGTATCTACCTCATGAATTGAAAATGACATTTCATTTGGATGAAGATTGAAATTTGAAAAAATCTCATCTTCAGGTCCGAACAATTTTCCAGATGCATTATCCATTCTACTCCTTTTAACATATCGAAGATAATCATCGATACGATTAAACTTAGAGTAGTATTTTATAAATTGATCTGCTGCCCAAATTGCATCTTCAATAGATAACATATTATTTTGCCAAAAATCCTTTTTCGTAATCCAAAAGTTCCTGTGGAGTTATAATATAATTATCAACAGGATCTGCTGGTTTATTATACCACTGTCTTCCATAATTTCTCGATACAAGTTTAATATCCAAATACTGATATTTTTTATCAGTTGGTACATAAACTTTATATTTTCCTCCCCTATTTGAAGTTAGAAGAGAAAGACTTTTATTTTGTTCAGATAAAATGTCAATGGTAGTACATGCTGTTTTAAATATCTGAAAATACTTATCATAATCATTTACATATAGTTCATGATTATCCATTAACATCTGATAAATGAATTGCGGAGAATAACAATGATCTCTACATAGTACCCAAGTATGATCAGTTTTCTTCTTTTCCAAAGCCCTCTCAGTAATAAATCCCGAAGGTACTGAAAGAGAATGAACCAAGTCATAAAACGGACGAGTAATAGATCTCACCACATCAGTATTATTTCTATTTTTCTTCCAAAGATCAAGAACCTTAAGATTTTCAAAATCAAGAAATGTTCGATAACAATAAACTTCCAATCGGGATTCAGTTGTAATTACTTCAATTCGTTTCATAATCAGATTTGTTATACTTCAAGTATTCAAAAAAGGTAAGTTTCATTTCTTTCTGCGTCATACCACAATGTTTTGCGGCGGCAGGAAGAGTCATTTTGGCGCGAAAAAGACCCTCATTTGCCTCTTTCACATTTTCAGGGGTTGTCTTGACTGGATTCTCGTACAAGGTTTTGTAAGAGATTTTAAAAGGATTCATCGGAACTCACACTCTGCCATAATTTCAATCAGTGCTGCTAGGAGATTAATCTCCTGATCAGCCACGAACGCAATTTGGTATTGATACTTAGCAATAACAAGAACGGCAGCGGGGATAGACTGGGGAAGTAGAACACTATAAAGGGCGTCATAAACCCTGCGAAGAATGATAGAAGAATCGTTGTCCAAGTTGGCGACCACCCACTTTCGGACTTCTGTGAAGTTTTTATCTTTGAGATGTTTAATGAGATCATTTACGGCAATGTCAGAGAACGATGCAAGAATACCAGAGTCAATTTCTCCACCAACAGAATATCGTTGGCACTCATTGAGAACTCGACGCCAATCAGGAAAATGTTTGTTAATCAGTTCGGCAAGGACTTTAGGATCATATCGTACACCTTCCGCATCCAGGATGTCCTGTAAACGCTTGAAGAAGGATCCTGCCAACTGGGTTTTTTCTTTACCTTTGATTCCAAACTCAACGACGGCACATCGGGAGTGAAGGGGTTCAATGATTTTGTTTTTGTAATTGCAGGTGAAGATAAATCGGCAGTTACCAGCAAACTCCTCAATAAACGCCCGTAGGAGGAGTTGTACGTCGTTCCCTGTGTTATCTGCCTCATCAATGATGACGACTTTATGTTTAGCATCTGACGAAAGTGAGACGGTCGAAGCAAAGTTTTTCGCATTGTTTCGGACAGTATCAAGGAATCTACCTTCGTCGGATCCATTGATGACATAAACATCTACTCCCAATTCATTACATAATGCTTTTGCTACGGTGGTCTTACCTACACCAGGAGGACCACAAAGAAGCATATTTGGAATTTCACCTTTATTTAGAAAATCACTAAAGGTCTTTTTAATATTCTCAGGGAGAATACAATCTTCAATTGTTTTGGGACGATACTTTTCAACCCAAATAAAATTACTCATAATCAAATCCAATCAGGTTTTTTTAATTCACTACTTGGGACAATTTCCCACCATTCATTCCCATCAAAAATATACAGTTTATGCTTATCTTTGTCTAGAAGATAATCACCTTTCTGATAGTTCATACCCATTCAGGTTTTCGAGAAGGGATACGGAGATAATTATCCGCAACCCAAGGTTTAGAAGCAATATACATTTTGTATGCAGTGAATGTATCAATGCTCTCATCAAGTTTGTATTCGTCAGGCATTGCACGAACGAATGATGTCACCTCAGTAATCTTTCCTTTGGGAAAAAGATAGTAGGCAGACAGGAGAGTATTATAGCACGAATGGATTTTACCATAACGAATTACATACTCATCGCAGAGGTTCATCCCGTGCTTAATCAGCCAGTAGGCATTGTCGATTGTCTTTGCCGCCCATTGAGTGCAGGGATGATTACGAAAGGCACCCTTCTCGGTTGCATAGGAGGTTCCGTCTGCTTTGGGAAGGGTGCCGTAGTTGTGATACCACTTGGATGCCACGATAGAAAGCATTTGGCAGCATTCTAGGGGCATCTTAACAATATGCTTGTCAGGAAGACAGATTGCAGATTCTGCAGGAAACTGATTTGTTACAAAGATGTTCATAATTAAAAACAGAATTTGCGAAGGTACTTGATAGTTTCTTTTGGTTTATCTTCTAACCAGTACGCTTCATGTTCCATTTGTCGCATCCACTTTTTCTTTGTTAAAGATATTGACCGATCAATATCTTTTATTTTATTTAAAGGTAAAGGCATTTGACTCAATGGAATTCCAATTGGTCGCATACCCCTACATGCTTGAACTACATGAACCGCTTCGTGATAAACAGTTTCATTCAAATACTGATTCGCATTTGAACCATTTAAAATATTTTTGGTGCAGATAAAGAAAGTTTTATTTTCCTTTATAACTGCTCCAGCATAACCATCAGCACACCAAGAAATATTTTCCTTGACTTGAAAATGTGCTTTTGCAATTAATTCTACTATTTGTTTGCCTTCAGGAGTCAAATAATAAGGAAATAGCATCAAGAGAAAGATGAATCAGGTTCCAGAGCAATATAGTACTTCAGATTATACTTGGTATTGCTGAATTGTGACAGAAGTTTTTCTGACACAACCACATCATAAGCACCAGGAATAATCTTGATGTTCTCAACCTTAAAATTGAAGATGAACTCCTTATCAGTCTCACCAACTACAATGGAGTACTCGTTGGAAGTATCGTTCTTCTTATCACGAACCACCAGACGAATTACTCCCGCTTCTCCAACTGCAGAAAGGTCAGGAAGTTGATAAACGGCAGCTGCCTTCACCAGTTTCTCAAGAGAAGCACTCTCCAATTGAAAACAAACATCTTTGGAAGGAAGTTGAATCTCCTTATCGGGAGGAGAGATGATTACATTAGGATCGGCATAGAAATACTTTACCCTACGCTTACCCTCACGAATTGTGATATAAGAATCATTAGTAAAATCCAATTCAGGATCTTGGTGAAGACCAAGACCATTCAAAAACTGATTCAGGTCATAAATCGCAAAGTTGCGGGGAAACTCTTCAGTAATGTCTGCTTCGGCAAGAATGTTCTTTGCTACAGAGATAGTACGGAGTTTATTACCTTGCTTGACCAAAATAGAATTGTTGATTCCAGCAAAGTTCTTAAGAATAGTCAGAGAGTTATCAGAAAGTTTCATAATTTGAGATTTGAGTTTTACTTGTTTTCAACTAGATTAAGATGATTGATCAAAAGAATAGTGTAGTGAAGAACTTTAAAAAGATCCGCACGAGGAGTTCCTTTTGTGTCATAACGATCAATATACTTCGTTACATTACCAGCACAAAATCCTTCACGACGGTTATGTTTAATTTTATCAAGAGTTTGCTCAGTTCCACCACCAGTCCTATCGACGTAATGCTGACTATAAGTTCCAGAAATATATTCTTCAAGTTGCTTGAGAATTTTATCTTCGTTATATTTCCAAAAATGATTTGAGTTTTCGTTCATAATTACAGGAGTTTTTGTGAGATTTAACATTCCCGTCTCTTGGTTTTGAGACAGTGTAAATTCGTATTGAGAATAAGGATGTTCGTCCATAATAAAGGGAAGGCACATTTTTTACCTTCCCCAATTATATCAGAAAGTAGCGGGTTGGTCAAGGTTGTAAGTTACATGCTCACCACCTTCAGAAGGCATCTTGAAATCGGCATCCACCTTATCATAAAGTTCCAGGAAGGATTGTTTGGTCTCATCATCAAAGCGATTCACACAAACTTGAATCGCCTTTGCCTTATCGTTAAAAATACTATAAGCACGGATGATGTGAACCAGGCGGCGGGTGCTGATGATTTCCTCAATACCACCATCGTAGAAGGTTTTGCGGATAATATCTGCCCAATCAACCAATCGCTTGCAGAAGTCACGGTCTTCCATACCAAGATCCAAAGCAATACCCTCAAGAATCTTTTGCTCAGTAGCAGGAGCAGGATATGCTTGCTCAAAGGTCACAGGGAAACGTTCAAGGAATGCTTCATTGAGCACATTGGTGCCGATAAAGCGACCGTCATCAGAACCCTTACCCTTGGTGTTTGCGGTGGCAAACACATTGAAACCAGCAGAGGGTTTCACAAAACGACCAATCTTTTTCAGGAAAACACCTTTACCTTCCAAAACAGATTGCAGACACAGAATCTTGTTAGAAGCAAGGTCAATCTCATCCAGAAGCAGAATAGCACCACGCTCAAGTGCCTCGATCACAGGCCCATTGTGCCAGGCAGTTTCACCATTCACAAGACGGAAACCACCAATCAAATCATCCTCATCAGTCTCAATGGTGATGTTGACACGAATCAGTTCACGCTTAAGTTGAGCACACGCTTGCTCAATACTGAACGTTTTACCATTACCCGAAAGACCCGTAATGAACGTCGGATAAAAAAGATTGGAAGAAATAATTTTTTTAATATCGTTAAAGTTACCAAACTTGACGAAGGTATCATCTTTATCAGGAATGAGGTTTTGTTCCACAGAAGGAAGGGCAGCAGGAGCTTGATATGCTTGCTCCATTTTATTTACAACAGTCGGAGTCACTTCCAGATTCCAGCGACCACGACCAGTTTTGTAACTCTCAAGACGACGAGTCACAGTCTGATAATTCAAACCACGAGAGGCGCAAAAACCCTTGAGGTCGCCAGTGGTAATATCGGAACCATACAGTTCTTGGATAGAAGCAATCAGTTGTTCGTCGTTCACAGAAGATTTACGAGGCATGATGTAATTGGGTGGTTTGTCTCAACAGATATATTATACAAGCAAAAAGGGGGCAACCAAGTGCCCCCTGTGACAGTTTGAAAATTGGACCCATCAACGCATCGATGGATTTCTTTCTGCAGCACTCAAAGATGGATGACCATACTTATCTTCAGGTTCTCTTTCCTGTCTTTGTTTTGTTTGTTGCTTACGAACTGGGGTCATTTTTTGTCGTTCAAGATCAGCAGCAGTAGTAGTTTGCCTAGACATAATCTGCCTTGCTAATTCTTTACCTTTATTAGATAATTTTGGTAAAGATTTTTGAAGTTTTAATAATAATTTAGTAACCGCAACTTCATTTAAATTAGACATAATTACTAAAGCATCTTCATTAGAATACCCTTCACTTAAAAGTGCATCTAAAATAATATCAAAATCGTCTACAGATTCTTCTGCCATTTTAGTATTATATGTACCTGACTTTCCAGTTGAAGGATTTGTCCATCTAAAAGTGCCCTTCGGACCCTTTAATTTTCTCTCTGTTGCAAAAGCAGCATCAAAACTCTTTCTTACATCTTCACCAGTAACTGTTTTCTTTGGTTTTTCAATATTGGATACTCCTGTTGTTGCTTTTTGTTGCTTTCTTTGCTGCCTTTCAGTATCAGCAACTGCTGCTCCAACTGCAACAGTTCCAATTGCGGGCCCAAGTAAAGATTTTTTAGGTTGTTTTGCTCCACCAGTTCCAGGACCAGATCCCGTTGCATACTTCTCAAGACCAGGATACTTCATATTTCCTGTTTTTTCCGTTGGTGATAAAGTAGCACGAACAGTACTTGTCAATCCACCACGATTTCCACCCTTTCCAGTTGGTGGTTCTGGGGTTTTTTTAGATGATTTAACAGAAGAAGTTGTTTTGCTTGGGGGTAAATCAACACTTCTTTGCACTTGTCCAGAAGATTGTTGAGGTTTGGAAGGAGTTGCCCCTGCACCCCAAGCAGGTTTTGGTGCTCTAGGAGAAAGTTTTGGCAATTCCCTAGTTCCCAAAGGACCACCACCAGTCATTTTATTCAGTCTTTGAATCGCTTTTCCTTCTGGCGATAATCCAGATTTAGAAGTTGGTTTAGGTGCTCTTGTGGAAACTAATGCACCACCAGGTTCTACTGTCTTCTGTGCTTTGGGAAGTGCTTCTGGTTTGAACGTTGGTTTAGGTGCTCTTGTGGAAACTAATGCACCACCAGGTTCTGCCAATTTTTGAGTTTTAGGTAGCGCTTCAGGTTTAAATGTTGGTTTAGGTGCTCTTGCAGTTGCCCTAGATACAGTAGGTGCTATTCTAGTTGCCACATCTGTAACAGTTTTGACAATAGGTGTTGTCATCTGCCTCATGATATTTGATGCTGGTTTAAGTCCAGCCATATGTCCCATTCCTAATGCCAAAGTTGTTGCTAGAGTATCAGTTACTCCCCTTTTTGCAACATAGGAAGGAGTCATTCCTCCTCCAGATTTTGGTGTTGCAGGTTTGGTGGTAGGGGCAGGCGCTGCTGCTTTTTTTGCAGCAAGCATATCTGCATACTTATTTGCTTTTGGAGCTTCTGGTGGTTTTCTTGCTGCTCTTGCCTGCTGAATTGATCTAGTTTGAGTAGCAAGTGCTGGTTTATTAACTTTCCTAAGTTGCTTCCCTGTTGAACTAAATCCACCAGGAGTATACCCTTTTTTTACAAGAGTTTTTGCAGGTAGTCCCCTAACTGCTGGGGTTACTTTTTTTAAAAGACCACCCGCAACCTTTAATCCTGTCTTCAATAATCCAGCACTAACTTCTGCAATATAAGATTCATCGAGTAACTGCTCTTCAGTATAATATTCTAGAACATCCTCAACAAAAGTTAATGCTAGATCATTTTCAATAATTAGATTAGAAAAATACTTTGCTTCATCTAATGTTTCAAAAATTTCTTTGGTGTCGCAGAAATCTACAATATCCTCAAAAAGATTATCATTGGTATAATAAACATTCTGGTATGCTTTGTGGATACCACTTACGTCGGTTAAATTCATTTATATGAAAAAATACTTTTTCATATATTTATAAAATGTTGCCAATTTAAGCAACAAGTTCCACAAACTCACCAAGAATACGCTTGTTCATTTTCTTGGATTTCAAACTCTTCACAAAAGCAGATTTAATTTGAGACTTGGTAGCACATTCAGCAACCTCAAATTCAGATTCCTGAGCAAGTGCATTGGTAGAAAGTCCAAAGTAAGAATGATACCCAGACTTCTTAATAGTAAATGCTTTTTCTTTTTTCCATGCATTCATTGTTTTTTCATAATCAGGTCCATAATATCCACAGTAACGGCGAATAAATCCACCAGCATCACGAGATTCAAGAACACGAATACCGATGAAGTTAATATCAGTAAACCTGTCCCGAAGATTACGAAGAAGAGTATCAGTAAACTCATGATAATCACAATCACAAGAGTAGGTCATACCAGTCTTACGGTCACGGAGGAAAGCATTCGGTCCAATGTGAGAAGTGCCCAAGAAAGGATCTTCCTCCCAGTGACGCTTGACTTCACGATGATATTTAATCATACAAGCCTCACCATCAGTTAGAACAACACATTGAACTTTCTGAAGTTTGTTCTCCTTCTGGAACTTGGGAAGAATCTGATGAAGAGAAATAAGTGCTTCATTTAGAGGAGTTCCAGAAAGACTCAAACCAGTAGGAGTTGGATAGGAACAATGAGACCAGCGACCAAAGGAAGTGGCCAGGCGAAAGATGTTCTTCATTTGTTCATCCAGAGTCTTAGCATTCACTTTGTTGGTGAGTAGGTTCATCATTGAAAACCATTCACCAACTTGAACCAGACCATCACGCTTCTTATAAGCAAGTTCTCGTAGATTTGCTTTATTGTTTTCATCATAAGTCACCAAAGGATAGTCACAAGTAAATGCATAAACCTCAAAAGGAATCGCAACTTTCTTACAGAACCACACAAGGTTGAAGAGTTGCTTGACTGTATCCAACATCACATCTCCCATTGAACCAGACCAGTCCAGAACAAACACCAGACCGTGATTCTTACCATCGGCAAGTGTGGTTACCTTACGGAACAGGTCTTCATTATATTTGTATGTGTGAAGTTTAGAACAGTCTAGAACACCTGTACGGGCAGTTGTAGCACGAGCATACGAATCTGCTGCCTTACGACACTCAAACTCTTTGACCAGATAATTGACTTCCTTTTGAGCAGAACGCTTGAAATCGTTGAATTGACTATCAACAGATGTAAAAATAAATTCGTGAGTATACTCCATACGATCCAACCAACCATTCCACTCATCCTTACAACGAGTGTGAATTTCACTGTTAGGAACAATCACTTTTTTCAAGTCAAGTTGAGGCAGTTCCAGATAAACATTCTCATAACCATCATTATTCACAAGGTCTTTAAGTGCTTCTTCAAGAGAATCCATCGTCTTGACTTCTGGTTCTTCATCTTGTTCACCCCCAATTGGAGACTTGGTTTGTTGTTCAGAACCTTGTTCAGAAGCAGAACCATCAGAACCATCAGTTTCGGGTTGATCATTTTCACCTTCCTCTTGATCGGAGAAGTCGGAGGCAGGTTGTTGACTCGCACCAGAATCCTGAGATTCCAGATTATCAATTTGAGTCTTGGTTTCTTCCTGTTGCTTTTGCTTACAATACTTATAGAGTTCCTCTGCTGCAATCAGCACGTCGGCAAAGGTTTCAGTATCGGCAATCAGGTTGATGATTTCAGTTTCTTCACCACGCTCAACTGGAATATCTACAAAGTTACCAACCTTGAACCACAGGTTAGCGCGGTCAGCAAGATTATAAGTTTCCAGTTTATCATCACCAATTTGGAAGAAGTCCTCATCAGCAAGTTCTTTGTAACCGTTATAAAAAGTCTTTGCGAGACCAGCATAACGACGCTTCATCAGTTTCTCAATACGGGCATCCTCCACCACATTCACAAACTGGGGTGGAATCTTGTGCTCCTTCAACCAATCCTCATCAGGCGTATAGAGAGCGTGACCGACCTCGTGACCCACCAGAAGGTCATAGACCGTATTGCTTGCCTTCTCCCACAAAGGAAGCGTCAGCACACGAGTATGAACATTAAAGCAGGCAGTCTCTACTTTCTTGTGCTCAACCACAAGGTCTTCAGTAGCAAGCAATTTAGCAAGTTGGGACTTGATTTCGTGGCGAACGGTCATAGGTCTGATGCGTATGAAATCATTATACAAAAAAAGAGGGTGCTGAGACCCTCTTGTGTGCCAGTTTTGGAAGTGGTCTCAATCTCAAACGCCAGGAAGACCAGGAGTAACAACGGGTCCCTGACCCTTTTTTAATCTTCCCATAGATCTGGAAGCGGCATCTTGTAGTTTATTGATAGCATCGGAATCACCATGATATCCTTGTCTTTGATCATCAACTACTTTAGCAGCCCTAGCACCAATAGCACTCTGTTCAACAATACTCTGCTTCCACTCTTCGCTCATATTTGCCATAATAGCAAGAGCTGCCTTATTGGTATCAGCATAACCTTCAGCAACTAGGTATTCTAACAGATAATCGAAGAGATCATATCCCTCTTTCATTTCATCTTCTTTCTCTTCTTCCTTCTTTACTTTCTTCTTACCATTCATTTCA